CTATTGCATTACGCAGTGGTTAAAGTGACTTTAACCAAAACGTTGTCGAAATATTGATTGCTCAGCAATTGATATGTTCGATAAAGCTTTCTTATTAATAATAAGAATGCTTATCGTTCTTACTAGGATATTTACCAAGTGAAGAACGACTTTCGTCAGAGGATCACCCATGAGGACGCCTCTTTCGAGAATTACTGAGTTAATGTTGTCATCTTCATTAACTACAGTACCAATGTTAGCAAACAGCCCCGTGGCTGTGAACTCAACAATTCGAGGTTTGTAACAAACGTTTGTCACAATTCCTCGTAAAATGGATGGAATGCCGCACTTGAGCATCCATGCATTGCCGATTAATGAAGCGACATCATGTCTTTCATAATCGGTGGCGGTTTCGTAATCCGTAGAGGATACGTAAACGTCTTGGTACCATAGCGTTTCGATAAACGTTGTTGGACCAATATGCTCTTTTTGACTATTCTTAATCTTAAAGAGCATTTCTTCAAAGGAGAATAATTCTTTGAAGAAATTCCATCCGTGAGACTCTTTGAGCATCCCGGAGGAACTTGAACGGAACCCTTTTGATAAGGGCCACGAACAAATGCCGTTAACTACGTCTAAGACGCACTTAACTGCAGTATGAGCCTTGGTAACAGTTCTTGCTTTCCCTGGCTCTTTCGCCGTGACGAGGAATACTTTTCCAAGTTCTTTAAGCGGCGTTCCGAGTACAACTTCTAGACATCTCCAGAAGATATACTCGCCATGTGTTAGGTCAGATAATTCTTTCTGATCAAGCACATTCCCGGTCTCAAGGTCTAAGATCTTGACTTTGCGACCGAGATTTCCTTCGCTGACAATATCGTGAATTGCCTGCGAGGAACCTCCCTCCAGCCTAGTGTATTCGTAACACGCTGAAGTGGAAATCCGTACGCCGGCCTTAGTACTAAGGCCGGTAAACGGAGGGTCAGGTAATGATTCAATCATCTCCCTGATACCTAACTGGATCAAACGTCGTTGTCCTGACGTCATTGGTTCCGGTTTATCCGTCACAGTCTTAAGGAATTTAAGCCTGCTTCGGAGATAGACGACTTGCGGGGGCGTCCCTGCTGGTCTTGTCTGAGAAAGAGTACCGCGAATTCGTAATTCGCGATTCCCTTTATCTTCTTGAGAGTATTTTCTATACTCTTGACTGAAGATTTGTCCGACATAATCATTTTCTTGATTATATCGTTCAATTAAATCAGGCACAGCATCATGTGATGATGCTTGCTTGAATTCTTGTCGTACTTCCTTAATTCGGGCGTACGGCGAGTAAACGGACATTAGTTTCTGCTCTGAAACGAATTCTCCGTCGAGAAACTCCTCCTTTATCAAAAGGTCGAGC